CTGTCCCTGATGATAAGGTATCGGCAGCGAGGGTAAAACCACCAATAGTACCAGATGTGGCTATTATATCTCCCTTAATCCTTAATCCATTAGTCGGGTCATATTTCAAATATTTTTCTGTTTCTCCAATAGCTATTCCGTACAAATCAGTAGAGTATCCTAAATATCCGTTAAGGTTTCCTATTCTTAAACGAGTGTTTATTGTATCCCAAGGTTCTCCTGCGTGGTCAAATATAGAAAGATATGGAGCATTAGTTTCAGAAGCAGTCATATAAACTCCACCGTCTCCTGATTGCTTGTAATTTACCACTGTTGCTCCCTTTGTCCAAGTAGGGTTTGTATCTGCAGTATAATCAGATGCTTTATCTCTGGTTACTGTATAAGTGCCAGATGGATTTGTGTAATAAACGGTCATTCGGATATGGTCAACCTGTGGTTCTTTTGGTCTACTCCCAATATAATTTCTTTCTATTTCTACCAAAATACCATCAATTGTTGCATTTATGGGGATGGTAAATCCAAAATTACTTGCCTTAAGATAATCACTATATGCATTTCCAGTTTCCTGAGATATTTGTAGAATAACTCCAAAATCTACATCGTTTATATCTGCTGCCGTTAAGGTTTCTCCCCACAAATCATCGGAAGCACCGTAAGAAAAATAAGTATCAGCAGTAGAAACCCATTCTGCCACGGCTTTTTTATTTTCTGCTCCATAACTTCCGTCTGCTAAAACTAAAGAAACAGTTTTGTCGTGAAGTGGTAGTATTCCCAAAGAACTCGTAACATAAGAATCATCACTTGCTTTAGCATTGTCAGGGTTCACCCAACTATTATAACTTCCAGAAACTGCGACATTTGCCATTGTCCCTGGTGAAGTTACTCCAGTGTTTTTTGCACCCGAAATATCTGCTGTTATTTCCATCCACTCATCATCTGTTCCGTCTTTTATTCTTAAAATGTCTCCTACAACAAGGGTTGTTGTTCCTTTTGTTGTTAAAGTGCTTGCATCTAATGCTGTCATATCTTCGTCTAAAACATCTCCATCTAATACTGCGAAGTTACCACCCATTACAGTCACGACATCTTTTTGAAATACTGCCGTGCGTATTAACCCTCTACAAGCTATATTCCCTACTTCTAATAAATCGCTATCTAAATGAAAACCTGAACCGAATACACCACTTGTATAATTATCGCTTTCTATGCTTTTATTTACTCCATCAATTGTTATTGGAGCCGAAGAACCAACTGTTATCTTTTTATTGGCACTATCTAAAACTATTTCACTTGAGGCAGAAGAGATAGTAGTTGAATCTACCGTCCACCCAGCTATAGTCGCTGATGTTGCGACTAATGCTCCAGACATATTCACCCTAAAAGGAGCAGATGCAAAAGTAGCATGGCCTAAATATATACCATTACTATCTGCCTTAAATATACTATTGTCAGAACCTATAGCCATTGAACCACCAGTTATTGTTGTGCTTGAAATGCCCGACTCTGTTATGTCTGCACCAGTACAAGTAAGAGCTCCTACAGTATCTATATACCACTTTTTCCCATGAATAGAAGCATCCGTTCCGTTTGAATATATTGTTAAATCTCCAGCATTCGTAGTATATCCTGAATGATCTTCTGTTCCTGTATAAATAGAAGTAGAATTGATTGACCAACCACCTATAGCACCTGATGTTGCCGTTATTTTACCAGCTATTGATACATCTGTTCCATCAAAATTAAAATAAGAAGTAGTTGATCCAATATACATTTTCCCTACTCCCTCATCTACTCCTATTATGTAACCGTTTTCATCGTTAGAAAAAGTAAGCTTTCCTGATTGTAAAACACCTATTGATTGATAAGTGGTAGCAACAGAAGAACCTGAAATTATTCTATCTGGCTCTATATCGTGAGATTCCGAAGTAACCTCAGCATCATCTGTTAACCGATTAAGGTGCTTGTCAAATTGTTCATATAGATCAGGCATAATATTCACTTTCAATATCTAATAATTCGTAACCGTTTAATGTAAAAGATGAACCAGTTGAAGATCCCGCCGCTCTGAACCATATCTTATTCCCTTTTATGTTCGTGGAAAAAGGAACGGCTTTTGATTCCGAGATTTCGTAAATTTGAGTATATTTATTATCATTGTCATTGTCTGACTTAGTATATATAATAGTCCCCTCTGCACCATCGTGAACTACTGACATTTTAGAAATATATTTCCTAGTGTTAAATGAACCATCTAATGTCTTTGGGCCAATAGTTAATGAATAAAAGATTGAACTCCCATTATCTGTTGTTCCCTCATCTACTTTTAAGATATTCCCATCATCATCTCCAATTAAATTAAAGATAGTAGAACCATCATCGTAATCACAAGCACATAACACTTGAGTAGGATAGGTTCTGAAAGTCCACACTCTTGAGGATATTGTATATCTAAGAACTACGTTAGAATAATCTACATCTCCTATGCTAATATCTCCTATTGAAAATAAGATATGATTTCCGTCTGTCCAACCTACTACTTTTGAATAATTAGGCACGGTTATATTATCAATGAAATCAAGCATTGGCTGAGATATATTTGTTATAGATCCATCTAAGTATCTATAAATCCCTGATGGGTGATGGAAATAAACACCATCACTTGCAGAAACAACACTCCTTGCTGAGTAAGTTCCTACATCTATCTTTGGATCAGGTTCTGTTTCTTGCGTAGAATAAACCCTATACATGTGGTTCTTTTTAAATACCAATAAGGAGTTCTTTGACCTTACTAGCTTAACTGCATTGTCGCCATCTTGTGGGCTAATATCAATCCATTGAGAATCGGTATCCCATGTAATCAGTGAAGTAATTTCATTTGGTAATGACGAATAATGCAATCTATCATCTGCATCAACGATCCATACTCTATTCCTGAAGACTTCTACTGAGATCCCTACTGGTGCTCCTGAAGCATTGGTTGTCCCAAATGAATTATTGGTATCTCCATCCCAAGTTTGAGTAGCATCAATCCCATTAACCATAAACGAGTAATCTAAATAAGTAGTAAAATCTGCACTGTATCCTGTTGTGAGTCCTGTTCTTTTAGATGTCCAAGTACTCCCTGCTAGGTAGTATGCAACAGTCCCGTGAACAACTATTGTTTGATTATTAGATCCGTCCCCCGAATCTCTGAATTCGTGCATTCCTAATATGTCGGTATTAGTTAAGATTTGATTACCCAATATGGTTTGTCCTTTTCTTATAGTTGCACAACCTATTTTATCAAAATCTAAATTCATACTTTCAATTACAATATTTGAAGGTAATAAACTATCAGAAACAGCTCCTGATGTTATCATTCCGTTACTCATGTCAGTTAGTTTTATGTTTTCTAGTTTCATATAGTTTAGATAGTAAAGTATGAGTATTGCCCGAGCTGTTCGTTGTTAATTATATTGTCTTTTCCTATAATCCATTGTTTGAAATCAGCATCCTTTTCTGGTTCTAATTTTCCTGATTTTCTTTTTTGTTTAATGCACCATTTTAACCAATATATAAATAAATCATATTCTGGCTCATCTAATACATCAGCATCAGAATCATACACCGGTAAAGAAGTGTAATAATCCATATAGATATTTTCCCCTGCATATTCGTCTGCGAAGGGTACATCAAATTGTATCTCTGTATTTTCACCATCTACAGTATATGCAGCTGGGAGTCCAAATGTTGCGTCTTGCCATACATCCGCACCGTCTGAATGGCCATCATCAGCAATCAATGTAACACCCGATAATGTATTTGTAGACAATGTATTAGCAGTATACGAAACGGTATCTATTGTTCCCGATATGTCAGGCGAAGCAACTAAGATATTAGAAGCATCATCAAAATCTCCTGAATCTGTTAAAATTATTGAAGTATCTGTATCTGCCACATCACCGTTTAATGTAGTATGTTTTATCCCATAATAGTTATTATTGAATCTATTAATGTCTTGATAATCTATGGGTTGGTTTTCTTCTCCAATTCTTAGGGATAATATATGTTCGTTAGTAGTAGGTCTTCTTAAATCAGAAGGACAATCAACTTCATAAGTCCCCGGTATAATGCTTCCTATATTTGCATTTCTTTTAAATCTAAATGACCACCTGCCATTTTGTTTAGTATTGTCTAAATTCCTTCTAGCTTCCCATAGCTTTTCGTTTAACCAAGAATCTGTTATATCTTCGTCAATCTTTTCTCCTAAATCATTTAATGCTCTTCTTTTAATAGAATGAACCGAATTATCTGCGTATCCTACTCCAGTAACTATGTCTGAATATTGACTGTATTTATCAGTCGTTTCGTTATAAAATCTAACCTTATAATAATCAGTTGAAGCATCTGTTTCTCTTTGAATATATGTATCTATTGAATCGGGCCTAATGTCAACCGTGGTTATGGCTGAATAGGTTATCCCATCAGTAGACCTGACAGGCACGATTTGATTAAAAGGAATAAAGGTAATTATTGTTCCTCTTGAGTGTGCGAAATCTAATGCATCTGTGGTTATGGTTATGTCTGTTTGAGAAGCAATCTTTCTTATCTCACAAATCTCCGCTCCGGGATTACCAATAACTACATATTCATTGGCACTAAAATTCTTGCCAGATATAACACTTAACTCTGTCTGAGCCAAAGCTTCATCTCCACTTAGATATGTTTTCTCATAAGAGGATATATCAGGAAATTGAATAAACAATTCTATTCCTATTCCTTCTCCATATTTAGTTTTTATCTTAGGTATTGTCATATTATTCTAATGAGTTAATACTTTTAATTGAAGCGATTGCTAATCCGTTTATAGATTTTATACTGGCTTTTAATAGACCATTGTATGATTTTATGTTTGTTGTTGCTGCTGGTGTATAGGTGGCGTAGATGGAGAATATATAATTAAAATAGGGAGCGCTAACGAATGGGTCTTCTTGGGCAACTGAATAGGCAGAGGTGGTGAAATCTTTCCTATAAGAAGAATCAGCGTCTCCTCCAGAGTCCTTCCACACATCTGCATCGTGAAAATCACTAGGTATATCTGCAGCATTTCCCGTTGCATTAAATATATAATTTCTACCAGAAATTATCGATTCATCGTTGAAATCAAAATCATACCAAGATTTCGTAGTAGTTAGCGACAAATCGAGTCTTTCACTGTTCCCAATTTCACCGTGACTATTGGTTGCAACACTGTCTTTTTCATTGACAAATACCATAGTATCAACTGATACCGAACTGTCAGCGCTTAACGCAATAGTTAATTTATCTATTGTCCCATTTTTAGAAGCTAAAAAATAAGAGCCGTGACGATAAGTCTGTTCCGTTCCCCCGTCCCAAGTATAAGCATAGGATTGACTTGTGACTCCTTTCGTCTCATACCCAAAAGTATCATTTGCAAAAATTGGAAAAACCGCTTTGTCTAAAAAGTCCTGTGGGATTTCTACTGAATAAATACCATTTTCTATATGTAAATCTCCCCACGCTTCTAAACCATTACTATCGTATAAATGTGGTCTGTATATATGTCCAAACTTTCCTGCTTTATATTCTTTTCCACCAACCCAGTTAGTTCCTGGGTTTTCCATATAAACAGCATAGCTTCCAACTACATTTTCTGGTCTACATTTTCTTTTGGCTTCTAATAAAGTAATTCCTTCTCTTTCTGCCATTTCCTGAACTTCGCTATCTTCCAATTCTGGCTGATAATAAAATACCAATCCTTTGCTTTGTATAGTAAATTCTACTTTATTAGTTTTGGGTTTTTTCTTTAAGAACCAAACAAACTTATGAGCATTTTCTGCTTCATAAAACTCTATCTTGAAATTACCTTTATCCCAAGTAACCTTATCATCTTTTGAGACAACTGTTGCCGTTTCTGTGCCGTTTTCTTTTAGACGGACCGAGAAATCGCATTCTCCGTCCCATCTTTTTAACTTAACTTGTGGTTTGAAATCTTGTTCTTTATCATCTCCAATTATAACTTCTATCCTATCCTTAGGGTCATCTTTAGGAGTTGTTTTATATGTTGTGGTATTTAATTGTTGTATTTCTTTATTCATTATGTATGAACAATATAATCGTTGCTTGGATTAAAGAATAAATCTTCTTCTGTTACTCCGTAACCGACTTTTCTTATTGCGAAATTAGTTGTGCTTGGTTGTGCTACGATTAAAGTTCCTGCGGTATCTGAAAGATAAACTGCTTCACCCTCTGCCAATGTTGGCAAGAGTGCACTTCTTATCTTTCCAATAAGAAGCATCT